AAAGGCCGCACTTATGAATTGTCGTTTTGTGTAGCCCATGCCAACTCCTCAATGTGTTTAAGTAGTGTCGCATCTGACCAGCGTTTGTCAACCTTCAACCCAATCGTTTCGGCCTGTTGCAACATTTCCTCGCGGGTTGGTGCGCTGTCTTCAACAGGGATATCAAAAACTTCAACAACAGCTTTAGAAACTACCAGCACTTCACGCTTGCCAATTGGCGATGGATGCACCTGCTTGGTTGCTTTGCGTTCTAACATCTGCGCCTTTTTTAGTTTGCGCTTTTGCAGACGAACCTCTTTCCAAGGGGCAAGAGTTTTGACCTTGACGATTGCGGCTGACTTTATCATTTCATCTTTTTCATTGGTGCTTTGCTAGGCTTGCCAGCCTCTTTTGCCGACTTGCTTGCCATACCAAGTGCCATTGCAACGGCTTGCTTTTGGGGCTTGCCTGCTTTCATTTCCATTTTGATGTTCTTGGAAACGGTCTTGTCTGAATAACCTTTTTTCATCATTTTGCTCTCCATGTAAAACAGGCCAACATCTCTGCTGGCCTGTCTGGTTTATTAACTTACCCGATAAGCGATGAAGGTATCAGCGGCAGTTTTGCGTAAGCGGAAACGCGCCACAGAACCAGCGGTTGCCGCCGTAACAGCAGAACCAACAATGGTCACACCCGTATTTACCGTGATGGTCATAACGAATGCACCCAAGGTCATAAACGTGCAATCAAATGAATCACCGATCGCCCATTCAGTTGCCAAATCAAGGTTTGCACCTGTTGGCAGTTGAAGATTTCGGTTTTGGGTAATCGTGGAAGTGACAATGCCAGTCAGCACATTTGCTGCTGTGGCAATCATCGAACCACCATCAGCTATGTCAGCAGGCGCACCTTGAGGTTGCCAGTTGCCATTGTTGCTGATGTCAGGTGCAACACCCAGTGAGTAGTACGCACCTGATGCACCAGCGTTAATAGTCACGCTGGTGGCATTGGTGAATGCGGCAGACACATAGGTGGTGTTTTCGACTACGGTCAACAAGTCTTGTGACTCAGGAAAATTGGGATAACCAACTTCTTGAAACACGCTTGCTGGCGAGTAGGCTTGAACGGCGATTTTCTCGCCTGCTGGCACAGTAACTACAGCCGTGCCTTGTGCAAAGATTACTTGATAACTCATGATAAGTCCTTAAGGAGTTTGGTTGAACAACAGGATGCCGGACATCTCTGGCTGTTTGTTGACCACGCCGAACAAGGTATCAAGGCGATACTTGGTTTTCATGGTGTTCACATCGTATTGCTTCTGCATGACCAGTTCGATGCCCTGATCGGTGGAGGCACGCATCACTGCGACACCAGCATCAGACGGGACAGCGTAACGACCAGGCAGAATCTCGAGCGCATCTTTCTGCCAGAAGCAGTTGATAGGCGCGGCATCCACGTTCAAGCGATTGATGGTACGACCAGCGGCGGCAGTCACGATGACGTTTTGATACTGCAACTCGGCATCAGTTCCACCTTGTGCGGAAATGATTGGAGGTGTGATAACGCAAGTGGTTGCATTGGTCACGCTCACAACACGGAAGGTCTTGGAGAAACCAGTCCCTTGTTTGGTGATGTGATGCACAGCCTCAACGCCTTCGATCTCGATGGCAGTGCCTGCTGGCAAGTCGGTGGTGCTAGACACGGTAATCGTTTGGAAACGATTGTCCACGTTGGCAGTCTCACCAGTGACAGCAGTGCTAGTGGCGACAGGCACATAGTAGTTATTGGCCGCGGCCAAAGTGCTCATCGTGGGGTCAGCACCAGTAGCGGCGGCAATGCGGTTTGCGTAGTCCAGTTTGTAGGTCTCAAAACCTGCAACCATACCAACATAAGAACGCTCAAACGCATTGTTTGACTTGTTACCAGCAAAACTACGTGACACAGATGCGCCACCAGCCCCACCAGCAATATTGCCAGCTATGCCGTTGTAGTCACGGCTAGACAAAGCCAAGTAACGGTCAAAGGCTTGTACGCCCTGTTCGTTCATGATGCTGTCGCACAGGGCCACATCGTCATAGTCACCAGCAGCAGTGCTGACAGTGACCACCAACGAACCCAGGTTTGCGGCGGCGTTCATGATTGCGATGTTGATGTCGGATGCCAACTTCTGCTTTGCGGCATCGCCCAGGCGACCCTCTTGCAGTGCATCACGCAACTCCAATGCGTCCAGAATGAACGGCACAGACTTTTGAAAGCCCAATGTCGCAGGAACTGAAAGCTGGGTGTATGCGCCAAAGTTGCCCGTTTGGTCCATGCCATCATACGATTGTGCGATGTAGGGTTGAGGGCGATAGATGACGTTGTTGGTGCGCTCCATCATTGAACCATCGGTGTTATAGATGGAAACATTGCGGGACAGCACCAGAGCATCGTTAAAGCCTTCGAGGATGTCCTCGAACGCAACGCGCTCTTCTTTACTGAATGAATTGCTCATGAAAAGCTCCTAGTGAATTATTTGGGTGCTGATCGTTTTTGCGCTTTGTAGGCAATGACTTTCGTCATGTTGCCAGTACGTGCCGCATCTTCTCTCAGCCGTTCAAGGGTTGAATCCACCGCACCTGATGATCTTCCAGTACCTGTAATGATTCTCTCAGGGGCGGGTGCTTGCCTACGGTTTGTAACTTTCAAGTCTTTCTCCAGTTTTGCTACCGCAAAGGCAAACTTTACGGGGTCTGTGATTGAAGCCAACTCTTTCGCCTTTGCAGGGTTCTTTCCAAGTGCGTAGACAACAAGCGCAGGATTATCTGCACCTTGAAGCAAAACACCTTGCTGGGTGATTGAGAAGACTTCTTGAGCCACGGCTTCAGCGTCTTCATAATCTTTGACTCTCAACTCAGCTTTCGCCTTGCCGTAGCCATCCAACTTGGCTTGCCATGCTTTCTGCTGATTCATAACTTCAGCTTCTTGCCTGGCGTTGACCTCTTCGGCTTGTCGCTTACGCTCAAACCAGTTGGTCAATGCTTCCTCGTACTTGTCAGCGTCATAGTCGTGATCTTCCAGCTTCGGTTTTGTACCAATCACCACTGGTTTGATCTCAGGTGGTGCGGCTTGTAACCTGCCTTGCAATTCACGATTCTGCCGTTGCAGTTCTCGATTTGTCTTACGCAACTCTTTCACCCATTCAGGCGCAGGAGTATGCTCTTCGGGAGGTGGCGCTTCCTCACCAATGCTGACTACGACTTCTTCGGTTTCTTCAGAATCTTCGTCATCAACGATTTCGCTGACTTCGGTTTCTTCTTCTACCTCAACTTCGCTGTCCTCAATTACTGCCTTTTGATTCATCTTTGACCCCATTCAACTCACCCACTTTGAACGGCTGGGTGGTTGCCGTTTGTTTGATTGTCGCTTGTTTTTTACTGATTCGCAACAGGTTGGACTATCTGCCCACGCAATATCTCTTGCACCGCTTGGGCATTGGTCATCGCCATGTCCTGTGCTGTTTGGTCAACTTTGCCCAAGGTTTCTAGCGTCTGGGCACGTTTCAGTTCTGCACTTGCCACCGTTTCCACAGTATCTGCCCTTGCTTTGGCGGCTTTTGCCGTTTCATTCTCAGCGGCGGCTTGCAGATACATGGCGTTCGGGTCTTGCGGTTGGCCTTGCATTTCTGCCATCAACTCTTGGGCTTCATCATCAGTAGGTTTGACCACGCCCATCCGCAGAAGTTTCTTGCGGAAATAAGCATTGGCATCACCAACGCCCTCGCCTTCCATGTTCATCATTGCCATTGAAGTCAAAACTTGGGCGGTTTCTGGGTCGCTGGTGATCTGTAGCATCCCAGTCAAAGCCCTGACCGTTGCCGCACGTTTACTGCTGGAAGATGGTCCAACCTCGGCAACAACATCAAATGTGGCACTGGACAAATCGTTTGCCATCACCACTGCGCCTGACTGAGTGTCAATCATGGGTTGCATCAATTCCACCATGCCAGCTTGACCAACAGGCGAAATGGTCTTCATCTTTCGCTTGTCTTCAATGTAGATTTCTTTTGCCATGCCAAGCCAAATCTCCCCGCACCTTTTCATTCCCTTGGCAAAGTTGCTCATGTAAATATACGTCTGCATATCTACACGGGTTTGTATCATCTCCACCGCTTTACCAGATACGCCCGACACCATCTTGTCAGCACCTTGCGGGTTGCCCAAAATGTCCTGCATATCCTGTTCGGTAATCGCAAGCAGTGCCGCCATTGCTGGTGGAATTTGTGCCGACTTTGTATAACCCACTGGCCCAGCGGCTTGGGTGTTGCCATCAGGTCCAGTGATCGGGTTAATGAGTAAATAAGGGTAATCCCGCAGATTGTCCTCTGCCCACATCACCTGATGCCCTGCCACTTGTTCAGGGGTCATGATGGGCTTTTCGATGCTGGACAGTGCACTGATTTCGCCCAGCTTAGACAGTTGCATATTCTTCAGGCGTTGGGCATCTTTGGCAAGTCTGACTGCACCCATACAACGCTCAATGTTGTCAACAAACCAGCGTTTGCCGTAGACAACCACGATCGGGATGTTCTTGCCAGCAATATACCCAGCATCTTCCAGCACCTTGCCGCCTGACATGATGTATTTGCGAACACGCATCCGCTTGACACGCTTTTGGCGTACCTCACGAGTGCCGACAGCTAAAAGGGTTTCTTCCAGTGTCTCGTCATTCGCAAAATCTGTCTGGGTGTAGCGTTCCTCAGTCCCATCAATCGCCTGGAATGTGCGGATTAATTCTGACTTTTCTTCAACTTTGTAGTATTCAGCAACGAAAACCACATCAGGGGTTGACCAGTCAAATTCGTATTGGTGGATGATCTTGGGCCAATCAGTTGGGTCATCGTTGTAGATTTCTTTGTAGCTGTCACGGGTCATGCTGGTGACCACAAAGCAAAACTTCGCGTCTGACTTGTCCTGGCGTTTGGCGTTCAGGTCAAAGAACACGCTGGAGTCGGCATCAAAGATTGGCTCAAACCTGATGCGCTGGCGTTCATTCTCTGGGTCTTCTTCGTCTTCGTAAACAGTCCGCAAACGCCATGCACCAATGCCACCGCCCACAGCTTCCTCAAAGGCGTTGTCGTAAGCCTCATCAGCCACAGATGCCTGTTCGTCAGCACGATATAACCCGTCACAGACCTCTGCCAGCCTGTCGTTTTCAGTCCCGTCTTTGCTTACATAGTCAACAGTGATGCGGTTGTTTCTGTACTCATTGACGATACGAATCACCGCCAACATGATTTTATTGACTTCAAATTTTGGTTTGTTTTCGTATTGGTCCCAAAGTGGGCCTTCCCACTGACTACCAGCCAGCGAATAAAAACGCCGATCTTGCAAGCATTGCAGACGCTCATCCCTGAGTGCGGTTTGTATATCATTGAACTGCCGCAATGCTTCTGAGTGCAGATTCGCTAGGCGTTGGTCATTAGGTATGCGTGCCATTTGTGTCCTTTTGGGCGATTATCTACCAGCGTTTGACATTGGGCAATGGCGTGAATATAGCGGATTTTGTGACCGCTGACCGCCTGATGCCTTCACAAGCATATCTCAGCGCATCAATCACATGGTTCTTTTTGTCCTCAAGCTGGGGCAGGATTCGCCCAGTCAATGGGTCTGATTTGTAGCTGTACAAACTCAGTTCGTCAATGGTGTGTATACACCGCGGGTGAACTACGATGTCGTAATTCTTCAAAAACTCTACGCCTTCTTCCACTGACTTTGGCCCCTTAACCGCTGTCATGATCTTGGGAAACCCATTTCGTTTCATGTGACTGATGGTCTCTGGCCTAGCTGAATCTGCCACGATGGGCCATTTTTCGGCCTCTGGCACTTGCATGAAAAGTTCTGGGGTATTCACAATCTCGCAACCCACCATGTACGCTTCATAATCGATGTATAGGGTGCGCCCAATGATGTGACAGCGCACCAGAACAGTCGGGTCAACCGAGAATCCCCAGTCAGCACCCAGTCGGTGAATCGCATCATCGGGCGCGAAAAACTCGTCAATCTTCCAATTCCTGAATACCCTGCTGTTGCTGTTTCGCAGGTATTGCCCCATCCAAACGTGCTGATATTTGTCAGGGTCACGCCGTTTGTCATACTCCATTTCGTCCCGCAGGACTTCAGGAAACCAAGGGTTTTCCCCAAAGTTAACCTTGATAACTGTAGCACTGGCTGGCGGTTCTGGCCCACGCAAAAGAAAATCTACAGGGTCTGATTGCTGGCGAGGGTTCCACGTGAACCACAGTTCACTGTTGGGCTTGCGGATGGTTGGCCTCAGTAGGTCAAGGCTGGTTTGACTTAGGCTTTGTGCTTCCTCAACCCAGGCGCAGTCGTAGCCTTCCAGCGACTTTATGCTGTCGGCGGTGTGGTTCTGCATACCCTGGAAGATAATCGCCCCATCGCCCTTTTTAGACTTAATGACCGAATCTTGCACTTCAAAGTATGCGCCAGCGTTCATGGCTTCGATCTTGGTCTCGAGCAACCGCTTCACAGATTGGTTTAGGGATTTCTGGATTTCTCGCACACATACGCTTCTTCGCTTGGGGTCGATGATGTGTTCTTCAATCATCAATTCAGCAAAAGCATGGCTTTTGCCAGAACCTCGCCCACCCCAAGCGCCCTTATATCGACTGGCGTTTGTCAGTGGCACAGCCCACCGCGGGGTGTTAATCTGTAGGGTTTTTGGCATCCACCACCACACGCTCTATACGCTCAAACAGCAGGGGCGCACCATCTGCACCAGTGTGTTCTTGCTTCACAGTCTCAGCCCAGCGCATCTGTGTCTTTGTCCACCAGATAAGGCTTGTGGTGTCGCCACCCACGGCTTTTCCATATAGCGTCTTGGCAATCTGCCCGTTGGCTTTGGCCTTGCCCATGTCCAGTTCATGCCTGTAATACTTCCGCAGGGTCTTGTCATCAATGCCCACCAGCACAGCAATGGATTCATGCGGCAAGCCTAACCCGCTGCTGGATTCAACCAGTTTGCGGGTTTCTGCCGTTGGCTCGTGTTCGTGGTTCATTTATAGAGGGGAATTTGCTGAATATTAAGCAGATTCTACTGTTTCTGTCAAAAGAACGGCTTTTTTGCCTGTGAAGTCTTCCCACCGCTTTACGATCACATCGCAATACTTGGGGTCTAATTCCATCAGAAATGCTTTCTTGCCTACTTTTTCAGACGCAATCAATGTTGAACCTGACCCGCCTTATGGGATGTTCTTAAATGCAGATTATTCTGACATGGGGGGCAAAAATTCCATGACGAAAAAAACTGGCAACAAATACGATAAGGTAATTGGCGACCACAATGACTTTACACCCGAATTAATTAACACAATCTTTGCTTGCTTTAGTTATTGCAAAGAAATATTTATGTGGGGTGCTGATTACTACGCAGAATTGTTGCCAAATAAAAATGAAGGTTCTTGGGTTGTTTGGGATAAACGAGGCGATGAATCTGCCGACAAGATGTATGGAAGCACCTTTGAATTGTGTTGGTCTAAGGTTAGACACAAGC